TCACGGAGTTCTCCGTCCTGAGTGTGCTATCGAACTGATTGCGTAACGCTCTTCTCTCGGTGTTGGGGAGGTCTGTGATTCGTTCCGCTCCCCTCCACTGATTATTTTATCTATACTTATCATGGCTTTAACGACTAAACTAAATGCAGTAAATACAATGATCAGTGTTATCGGGGAAGCCCCTGTTAATACTCTCGGAGGTACAGCCGTTCCTGTATCAGTCGTTCAAGCAGAAGCAGTCCTCGACGAAACCAGTAGAGCCGTACAGTCAGAGGGTTGGCACTTTAATACGGAGCACGAGTACGTACTTACTCCTGATGCTTCCACGTCTAAGATTAACTTACCAAGCAATACGCTTCGAGTAGACTTAGACCCAGAAATTTATACAGACAGCGATCCAGTACAACGTGGACTTTTGTTATACGACAGAAAGAATCACACGGATGTATGGACCAAAGAGGTGAAAGCCTCCATTACTTTTGAGTTAGCATTTACAGATATGCCTGAGCAGTTCCGTCACTACATAACAGTTAAAGCAGCTCGTATCTTTGCTAATCGATTCTTAGGAAGCAGGGAGATCGAAGGGTTTGCTTTGCGGGATGAGATCGAAGCGAAAGCACGGGCGATTGATAGTGACTCTGAAAATGCAGACAGAACTATCTTTGACCACTACAGCGTACTAAGAGTATTAGACAGATAAGAGATGCCTCTGTTAGTAAACAGTGTACCGAATCTCGCACAGGGCGTATCACAACAGCCTGACAATCTCAGGTATCCCGGTCAGTGTGACGAACAAATAAATGCATGGGCTACTGTTGTTGAGGGGTTGGTTAAGAGGCCACCTACTACATACACGAAGAAGATAGACAGTAGTGATCCCGGTGCTAACTTATTCACACACTTCGTTAAACGATCTGAACAGAACAAGTACTGTGTAAATGTATCGTTAGGTGGTGTGGGTGTTATTAACGTAGAAAACGGAGCACAAATACCAGTAGCTGTAACTTCTATAGCTAACAGTTATCTGAGCTTAGGTAGTTCTGTAACAAATCCATTAGCTGATCTACGAGCACTGACAGTAGCTGACTATACGTTCCTTGTTAATAAGAATAGAGTGATACAAAAAGCTTCCGATTCTTATTCAAAAACACCAGAAGAAAGTGCGTTAGTTATAGTTAAACTTGGAGACTTTGAAAAAAGTTACACAGTTTATATTAACAATGAAGTAGTATCTCATAGAAGCGTAACAGGATTAAAACATACACAAGCACCTGCTTTAGCTGGTACTACGTATGAAAGCGGAGCGAGCGGACAAGCATACCATGCAGATACTACAATTATAGCACACGATTTAGAACTAATACTAGACGATCATTTAACTAATACTGGACAGGTTGGATCGATTGCTATTTCAAACGGTGGTACTGGGTGGTTAGACGGCGGAGATACAGGGTTATTTACAGGGGAAGTCAACGAGGCTTATACGGATACAGAGTTTGGTTTTATTCCTGTTGTAAAAGTTAGGAAAGTTACAAGGACGTACGAAAATAAACTTGAACTACGTATCAAGCAAGCGAACACAAACGCTACAGCCACTGCACTTTTAACTGTAAGGGGCGGGATAATTCAAACAGGTAGTATTTATAACGCTGGTGATTCTTTCAATACAGACACAGCAGCTAATCCTTTAAGCTATACATATATACCAAAGCGTAGAGTAAAGAAGGACGGTAGATGGAAGAGTTGGGAAACATTAACAACCGCCGCTAATCCTGAGTTTTTCGGTAGTGGTCAGAGTTTATCAGTTGGTGGTATTCTTTCTAGCACTGCTTTCTCAGTAGAACGGGAAGGGTCAGTTATAAAGATAACAAATGCTTCTGGACCTTTTGAGATAAGAGTGGAGGATGGTTTAGGTAATCAAGCTTTAGGTGTTGTCTATAAAGAAGTAAGCAGCATTAACGAATTACCTTTAGAGTGTTATAATGATTTCATTGTAAAAGTAGGTGGAGATGCCGAGTTAGTACAAGACGATTACTACGTTAAGTTTTTAACGAAAGATAAAAGAGGAGGATTCGGGGAAGGTAAATGGATTGAAACTGTTGGTTGGTATTCAGATGAGTCAGGGTCAGGAACTGTTGAGGCTTTACCTACTTTATTAGCTGATGGCTCAATGCCTCTTACACTCATCCCGTTTTTTAAGTCAACTGGTATAGCTGCTTTCAGACTTGAATCACCCAATGAACCACTACTCGTTAAGAATGGTGGTAGTTATTACTTCTTAAAGAAAGATCATACTTCTCAATCTTCAGATGAGCCGGGAGTGGGAGCTAGTTGGCAAACAAATTGGCAGTTAACATCCATAACAAACCCCCAAGGATACTTAGATTGGGAAGCTGGTGTTCATTACTACGGTGGATTAGACGGGGACAAAAGCGTGGGTTGGGCAGCACGAGGAGCAGGTGACGACAACACCAATCCATTCCCATCATTCGTAGGTAAAACTATACGAGATATATTCTTCTTTAAGAACCGCTTAGGTATACTCACAGACAGCAATGTTATCTTCTCTGAAGCAGATGAGTACTATAACTTCTTCCGTACTACCACACAGCAGCTGTTAGACAGTGCACCGATAGATGTCGGACTGAGTCACACAAAGGTAGCGATCCTTGAACACGCTGTACCATTCCAAGAGAAGCTAATGTTATTCAGTCAAGGCTCACAGTTTGTACTTCGTGGAGCAGATGTGTTATCACCTAAGACGGTAGCTATATCACCAGCAACTGAGTACGATCTATCAGATGGTATACAACCAGTAGCACTGGGTAACTATATATACTTCCCATTTAAACGGAATGACTTTGAAGGAGTATACGAATACTTTGTAGATAACAATACTGAGACATTTAATGCTGAAGAAATAACACAGCAAGTACCGAAGTATATTACATCAGATGTACAAAAGATTGTAGGTTCTCAAGCAGAGAATACTATTGTAATGAGTACCACAGCAGATGCTCGGACGTTGTTTGTATATAAGTACTTCTGGAGTAATAAGGAAAAGATACAAAGTGCTTGGATGAAGTTCACCTTTGGGCGTGACATCCGAGGGTTTGACTTTATCGACAGTAACTTGCACCTCATCACGGCAGACAGCGACGGGTTACACTTAGAGAAGCTTACACTTGAAGACGGTATAACAGATGCTGGGTTAGATTATACATTGTATCTGGATAGTAAAGTAAACGGAGACGATCTTACTGTATCGTTATATAACCCAGCTACTAAAGTTACTCGTGTTTCGGGTATACCGTACAATGTAAACATTAATACCGACGCTACGATCTACACGAAGCTAGGTAATGAACGAGCTTTCACTGTTGTAGATTCCAGCACGGTAGATGTTAGTGGTCCATTAGCTAGTTATGTAGATTACGGTGGAGACTACGTTACTTATAACAGTGAGTATTACTACTGCATAAACACACACACATCTACTAGCACCTTCGAAAGTAACAACTGGACAAAAGCATTGCACCCGCCGTCTGGAGAGATTGATGCGTGGGCACCGTCTACTAGTTATGTACAAGGCACTATCTATAAGTGTGATACAAACCATACATCCACAGCTTCCGACACTCCCGATACAAGCGACAATTGGAGTACATCATCAGAAGTAATTAGAGCAGTTGAGTGGGGAGCTAATGTATTTTATAACAACGACACATACTTTGTATTAGGTCTATCGTACAATATGTTGTACAGGTTCTCCGATCAATCATTGAAGCAACCAACAGAGCGTGGCGGAAGAAGTGCATCTGATTACACCTACCAAACGATTCGTAACGGTAGTATAAACTATGCAGACACCGGACACTTCACTGTTGAAGTAACTCCGAAGTACAGAGATAAGTATAGCTACGCATTCAATCCTGACAGCCTCGGTGCTAACTTAACACTTAACTCCTTTACCCCACAGAACGGTCACTTCCGATTCCCTATTCAGTGCCAACCAAACGACGCAAAGATAGAAGTTGTTACCGATTCTGCTTTACCAGTTAAGCTATTAGCGGCAGAGTTTGAATCGATGGTTATATCACGCAGTAGAAGATATGGAGCTTAGGATAGATGAAGCACAACCTGATATGGATGCTGTTGATCTGTACGAAGACTTACGGGAGGACGACATGTTAGAGATACTCGGACTTATGCACCACCCACGAGACGCTGTTATTATGTCTTACGAATGTAGTACGAAGTGTTACAGTGTAAAGGATGAGATGAATAACTTATACTGCTCTTTTGGCGTAGCTCCTATCGAAGGTACTAATATCGGTAGTGCTTGGTTGTTAGGCACACGACGGTTACCTACTATTAAGAAGTTCTTTTTGAAACACTCCAAGGAACGTATGGAAGGATTGTTAGAAGGTTTTGATTACTTAACGAACTACGTCATGCGTAGTAACAAGCTGAGTATTAAATGGTTGGAGTGGCTCGGTGCTGAGTTTAACGATTGTCAGTACGAAGGCTATCTGTCATTTATATTAGAGAGGAAGTAACGATATATGTGTGATCCAGTATCATTAGGTTGGGCAGGTTTAGCCATGGGTGCAGCGTCAGCTGGTGCTCAAGCAGTGGGCCAACAACAACAGGCTAAAGCACAGTATCAAGCACAGTTGCAACAGAATGAGATGCAACGTCGTTATCAAGCACAAGCAGCAGCGGCGGAAAGACAGAGAGCTTTACAAGAACAAACATCCCTTCGTATGCGTCAAGCACAAGAGCAAGAAGCAGTCGGACGGGAGCTTGAACAAGTAAGTCGTAAATCACAAGCTGCACTTGCTAGAGCTAGAGTATCTGCTGGAGAAGCGGGTGTAGCAGGTGCGTCCGTTGATGCGTTGATGGGTGACTACTTAAGACAAGAAGCTGGTTATCGTAGTGCATTACTTCGTCAACAAGAACTTAGCGGTACAGCTACAGGACTAGGACTTGAACAAGTCGGGCTTGCTTCTCAACAACGATTGATCGGTATTAACCAACCTATAGCAGACCCAACACGTCCACGAGGTCTCGGTATACAAGATGTATTGAGTGTAGCTAGTGGTGGGCTTAGTGGGTATATGACGGGTAGGCAACTATCTGGACCAGCCGGAGATACTACAACTTTAGGTAGTCAATACGGAGGAAGTACATCAGCTCTTTATAAAGATTTAGCTACGCCTAGCAGTAGAGCGGTTAGAGGTAATCTTAAAACTATGGGCTTAGAATAATTATGGCTAAGGAACGAGTACAAGTACAAGGCTTAGGGGATGTTGCTCCCGGTATTCAGCCGACCATTCAACGAGCAGGACAGTACGCAGTTGCTCAAGTCAAGGCGGCTCCTGTGCCAGTACCTAAAAGCAATAAGCTATTAGACTTAGCCGGAGCGTTAGGTACTAGCTTAGATATAGTACAACAATACGGTAAGTTAAAAGAGTTTGAGTTCAAGAAAGGAATGGAGCGAGGGGAGCTAGAGGCTGCTTCAGCCGATCTTGACGCAGCTGTAGATAATTTAGATAAGAGTGGTGAGAAATTAGTGGAAGCGGGTTTAATGCCTCGCTCACAGTTAGTCGGTTATCAACGAGCATATCGTAGACACATAGGTCAGAGGCATGCAAGAAAGACTTACGCTAGTAACTTACAAGCTAGAATGGAAGAGGTAACGCAGAACTTAGATAGCGATGCAGATGTAATTGGAGACATATTAGCGGATGAGCGTCAAAAGACGGCAGGTCAGTTAGGCGGCTCTCAATTCGCTATGCAAGGTTTCGGAGACTACGCTGACTCTATTGAGAATAGTTTTTATAACAACGCTGTTAAACAAAGAGATAGAGCTACTCAACAGCACAATGAAAGTTTAGTTATTGAAGACGCTAATGATATATTCCCAGCTCAGATATTAGAGGCTAGCG